ATGAGTAGCTACAAACCATTTTCTAAAAAGCAAATGAAAGTCCTTACTTGGTGGTGTAGTAATTCTGCCGATAAAAGTAAAGATGCAATTATTTGTGACGGGGCAGTTAGAAGTGGAAAAACCTTTTGTATGTCAATTTCATTTGTTGCATGGACCTTTAGCACTTTTAACAATATGTCATTTGCAATGTGTGGCAAAACAATCAGAAGTCTAAAGCGAAATGTAATAACACCATTAATTAAGAATTTAACCGATTTAGGTTTTGAAACTAACCTAAAGAAAAGTGAGAACATTCTTGAAGTTATGTATAAGGGTATGGTAAATCGTTTTTATCTTTTTGGTGGTAAAGATGAAATGTCAGCATCTCTTATTCAAGGTATCACTTTGGCAGGTGTGTTCTTTGATGAAGTGGCACTTATGCCTAGGTCATTTGTTGAACAATCCCTTGCAAGATGTTCTGTTGAGGGAAGTAAGTTTTGGTTTAACTGTAACCCTGAGTATCCCGGTCATTGGTTCTATTGTGAGTGGATAAAGAAATGCAAAATGAAAAATGCATTGTATCTTCATTTTGAAATGGAGGATAACCCATCCCTTAGTAAAGGAATGATTCATAGATATCAAAGTTTATACACCGGTGCTTTTTACGAAAGATTTGTAAAAGGTAGGTGGGTTGCAACAACAGGTGCAGTTTATCCCTTTATGGATAAGGATAATGCTTACTGTGATGTACCAAAGGTGAAATTTAGTGAATATGCAGTTTCTTGCGACTATGGTACGGTAAATCCTGCATCATTTGGACTTTGGGGTAAGTACCAAGATACTTGGTACAGAATTGATGAGTACTACTTTAATTCAAGAGTTGAGGGTTATCAAAAAACTGATGAAGAGCATTATTCTTCACTTGAAAAGTTGGTAGGTAATAGACACCTATCAGCCATTACAGTTGACCCATCGGCAGCAAGTTTCATTGAAACAATAAAGCGACACAAGAAGTTCAATGTTGTACCGGCAAGGAACAATGTACTTGACGGTATCCGAAAAGTATCTACTGCACTAAAAGAAAATAAAATTAAAATTTGTTCCAACTGTACAGACTCTATGAGAGAATTTTCTCTTTACCGTTGGGACGAAAGAGGTGGTAACGATTGTCCAATAAAGGAAAATGACCATGCAATGGACGATATTAGATATTTTGTAACAACAATTCTGGATAGTGAAAGTGGTTTCATAGCTTTTGCTACCAGAAGATAGGAGAGTTATGGGTATATTTAGAAAAAGAAAAGTTAAGGAAAAAGTTTCTATACTTTCTGCTCCACAAAATGACAGTTCATCACATCCATTTAATATTGTAAGTTCATACAGTCCATTAACCAAAGTTGAGCTTGACCTTTATTCATCTTTACGAGAGGCTTTGCCAATTATTGATGCAGCAATTTGCAAAATCAATAGGCTACTTGGTACATTTTCTGTAGATTGTGAAAGTAAAAAGACTAAGGAAATGGTTGATGATTTCTTTAGAAATGTTGATGTGTGTCAAGGTAATAAGGGTATGTATAACTTTATTTCTTGTTACTTTGATAACCTGCTGACTTATGGTGAGGCAGTAGCAGAAATTGTTTTAACAAGTGACGGAAAAGGCATTAGAGCATTGTACAACACCGACCCTAGGGATGTAACACTTATTGAAAAGGATAGTCCTCTTAACCTAGTGGTATGTAGCAACAGTAAAGGTATAAATGAGGAATTGCCTTATCAAGATTTGTTTGTAACTTCAATGCTTAACCCTGAGTCAGGCAGAAGTAGAGGTGTGTCAATCCTAAGAAGTTTGCCATTTGTAAGTGGTATTCTGTTAAAGATTTTCAATGCTTTGGGACAGAATTGGGATAGAGTGGGCAATGTGAGATTTGCAGTTACATATAAGCCTGACAGCAACAGTGGTTCATCAGCTTATACAAGGGAAAATGCACAACAGATAGCCGATGAATGGTCAAGGGTTATGCGTAACAAAAACAGTGTTTGTGACTTTGTTTCGGTAGGTGATGTGTCAATCAAAACTATCGGTGCTGATAATCAAGTCCTTGATTGTGATGTGCCAATTAGACATATTACAGAACAGATTGTAGCAAAACTTTCTGTACCACCGTTTTTACTTGGGTTAAGTTGGAGTACTACTGAAAGAATGAGTAGCCAACAAGCTGACATTCTCACAAGTGAACTTGAGTGTTACAGAGAAATTTTAAATCCTGTAATTGAGAGAATTGCCAGAGTGTTTCTAAGTCTAAATGGTATTGACGAAAAGGTAACTGTAAAGTGGACACATATTAATTTACAAGATGAACTTGAACTTTCTGAGGCAAGACTAAACAAGGCAAATGCCTTAAGAATTGAAAAGGAAATTGAAAGAGATTTTGGTGTTAAAGAAAGTGAGGAGGGTATTTTAGAAACTGTATGAAGAAAGGTTTAGTAATTAAATCAAATGAAAATTTAGCTGAGGATATTGCCCTAATAAATACCTACACAAGAAGTGACTTAACAGAAGATCAGGTATATACATTTTCTGTTGTACTTTGTGACAATGAAGTTGATAGGGACTATGAAAGGTTTACTGTAGAAAGTCTTTTTGCACTTGAAAAACTTTTTGTAGGTAAAACCGGTATTATGGACCATTCACCAAAGGCTGAAAACCAACTTGCAAGAATTTACAAAACTGAAGTTGAGGCAGTTGAGGGTGAAGTCACCACAACAGGTGATCAGTACTTTAGGCTGATTGCAAAAGCCTATGTGCCAAGAACCGAAAGTACCAAGGATTTTATCAGTAAGCTGGAAACAGGAATTCTAAAGGAAGTAAGTGTTGGTTGTAGTGTAGAAAGTACCTTGTGTTCGATTTGTGGCAACCCTATTAATTCATCAATGTGTAACCATCATAAAGGTGAATATTATGGTGATACTCTTTGTTACGGTGAATTAACAGGTGTAAAGGATGCATATGAATGGAGCTTTGTGGCAGTACCATCACAGAAAAAAGCAGGTGTAATTAAGTCATTTTTAAAAGGAGAGAATTTTATGGAAAATATCATTAAGTGCCTAAAAAGTGAAAAGCAAGTTACCCTTAATAAAGACGAAAAGGTGAAACTGCTTTCATACATTCAGAACCTTGAAAAAGATGCTGAATGTGGTAGGGCATATAGAGAAAGTGTGGTTAAGGACATTATGCGACTTTCTCTAATTAGCAAAAGTGGGATTTCAAGTGCAACAATGGAGTCTATTGTAAAAACACTTTCTATTAATGAACTTTGTGAACTTAGAAATGTGTATCAGGACAGAGCAAGTGAAAGGCTACCTATTGTGCCACAGTCCTATAAAGAAAATAAAAGTGTAAGCAACAAAAATCAAGAATTTACTATTTAACGGAGGTTTATATGAATATTAATTTTAACGGTTATGACGAAAACTCAGTTACTATGTTAGCTGATACTACTCTAAAAGAGGGAGAACAGAATGTGCTTGTTACTGTAGGTGATAACGGTACTGCAACAGTAGCAAAGGCAACTAAGCCTTTCTTAGGTGTTTGTACTTGTGTAAGGGACGGTTATGCAACTGTACAGACAAGGGGTTATTGCAAGGTGAAAACCTCAGCAAAACTTAGCCTAGGCAGTGTGTCACTTGTAGCATCAAGTGACGGTAAGGTAGCAGAGAACAGTGCAGGTAAAATGTACTTTGTACTGGACTCAACAGATAATGAATCAGGAATTTTACTATAAGGAGAATGAATATGAGTAACTATAAAAATATTTCTTTAGAAAAAGGTATGTACGGTGTAAAGGGTAAGAGCTTTACAGATGTTCTTGAAGAACTAGACCCATCAGAAAATTACAGAGGTACTTCTCTGGAAAATCTAGATGCATTTTCTCGACAGTTAAAGCGATTTGACATTAAGGTTTCAGGCAAAGGCAGTGACACAGTTGATAAGTTCTTTTCAACAAGCAGTTCATCAGCACTGTTTCCGGAATATATCAGCAGAGCAGTAAAGCAAGGTATGGAACAAGCTGATGTACTTTCTGATATTGTGGCAACTACTACAATGATTGAGGGTATGGACTACCGTTCAATTACTTCAGAACCTACAACTGATGATAAATCACTAAAGGTTGTTATGGAAGGTACACAGATTCCACAGACAACTATCAAAACTCAGGATAACCTAATTAAATTACATAAGAGAGGTAGAATGTTAGTTTCTTCCTATGAAGCAATCAGATTTCAGCGACTTGATTTATTTACTGTAACACTAAAGCAGATTGGTGCATATATTGCAAGAGCACAGCTTAAGGATGCAGTTGATGTGCTTATTAACGGTGACGGTAACGGTAATCCGGCAAGTACAATCAACACTTCTTCAACAGGTAATATCAGTTACGGTGATCTTGTAAAGCTATGGAGTTCACTAAGCCCTTATGAGCTTAATACAATTATTGCACCTACTGCATCAATGGAAAAGCTACTTTCACTTACTGAAATGAAGGATTCGGTAGCCGGTCTAAACTTTCAGGGTACAGGCAAAATGATTACACCTATGGGTGCTAATGTTATCCATACACCTGAAATTACAGGTAACTATATTATCGGTGTTGACAAAAATTGTGCATTAGAGATGGTTAAAGCCGGTGATGTACAGACAGAATATGACAAGCTAATTGACCGTCAGCTTGAGAGAGCAGCAATTACTTCTATTGCAGGTTTTGGCAAAATCTTTACAGGTTCTGCTAAGGTACTAAAGTACTAGAGGTGATAACTTGGGAATTAATGAAGTAGCAAAGAAATTTCTGTTACTGTCCGGTGTTGATGAAAGTGAACTTAGCAAGTATCTGCCACTTATCAGAGAGTCAATTGCCTATGTAAAGTCAATTCTAAAGGAAGAAGTTGATGTTAAAGAGAACAGTGCATTACTAACTTCTGCTTGTGGTACATATGCTTATTACAAATGGAGTTTGTTCTATAGCCAAAGTGATGTTAGCTACTTTAAAGCCGGTGACTTAACTGTTTCCAAAAGCAGTGAAAGCAAAGTTACCGAAAGGGCATATTCATTATGGAAAGAAAGTTTAAAGGAAATTGCAAGGTTCACAAAGTCATCTGACTTTTACTTTAAGGGTGTTAGTGTATGAATATAAGTTCTTCAATTACAAAGTCCTTTAGAGAATACGGCAACAAAATAACTGCTTTGTCAAAGGACAATGTAAGTACAATTTACGGTTTTATTCAGCCACTTAATTACAAAGCCCATAGTAATATTTATGAAAGCACAAATATCTCTGCCAGGGATAATATGTATTATCTTTTAGTAGCAGAAAAGGACAGTGCAGTAGACAGTAACGACAAACTGATTCTTGATAATTCAACATATGAGGTTATTAAATGTCAGAGTTATATGTATCAGAATAAATGTATGTATAAGTGGGCAATACTAAAGTTATGTTACCCTATTTTGGAGGATGATTTTAGTGGTAATTCATAATGATAAGGTTGAAGATATTATTAAGAAAATCAAGCTAAGTAAAGACCTTGATGATGTAAGATTTGTAAAAGCCTATAACGGTAAGCTAAAGGAAACACCACTTGGTGGAATACTTGTTACCGTAAATAATGGTGTTAATATTGTGAATTCTTTTGCCGGTGGATTTGTGGGTAATGGAAAAGTCGGTGAAAATATAAAGTCAGAGTTAAAGCTGAATATTTACTGTCCCTACCAAAACGGTGGGGATGGTATCACCCACACAATAAATTCTATTGTGGAGCTTTTACCTAAAGCAGACAGTGACAATATTATTAGCAGTATAAATGTTTCCGAAATAAAGTATAGCCAAGAGTATGAGGCAGTGTATAGGACACTTTCTCTATCCTTAGATTATTTAGATTACAGAGGTGAGTAAATGATAGGTACAATGGATTTAATGAAAAATTTAGTTATCACTATTGATGACAAGGTAGTAGGTGGAGTGGTTGGACTTACATCGGAAGTGAATTCTTCCACTACCAAGATTAATGAGTATATGTGTGGCAACAGTTACGGTGTAACAAGTGAAAATGTTGATTATACCCTTACATTAACTTTAGCAAGTAACCACAACACCTTTCCTCATAATGAATTTACCCTAAAGCTAAAGCAAAGTAACTACACAGTAATGTACTACAACTGCAAAATTTTAGGTGAAAGAGAATACACCAAGGATGGCTTTGTGTATAGAGAGTTGCTGATAACTTCTTGTGAAAGAAGGTCATTTAATGAATAAGGAATTCTTGGAATTTGCCGATAAGTTAGTTGATAAATCTGCTTGTGAAAATATTTCCAAAATCATCAGTAGGGATATTCGCAGATACAGCAGAAAAATTATTGACACAAAGGATTTGAAAAAATGAAGATAGCTAAAATGAGTTTCAAAAATCATTTCTGGACCTATAACCCATCAACAGTAAAACTACTTTCCGATAGAGAAATTGTGGAACAAAAAATTCCTATGGGCAATAACCTTATTCAAAACTTTGGCAGAAACAGTAGAGTAGTTACAGGTGAAGGTTATCTCTTTGGTGAAGATTGTTTTAGTCAGTATGATTCTTTGTGGAAGGTACATAAAGAAGAAACTTCAGGACTGCTGACAATTCCTAAATTCTCAGTAATGAACAGCTACTTTACAAGTCTAGAAATTGTAGGAGAACCTAAAGAAAATTTAATTTCCTATAAATTCACTTTTGTTGAGGATATGTCCGGTGTTGATAAAACTTATTTACCATCATTTTGTTATGCAGAAAGTGATGAGTCACTATGGAATATTAGCAATAAATATGATGTTAGTATTGAGAGACTTATGTTGCTGAATAATCAGCTGAAAAATCCTTTTGACTTAAAGGTAGGGGATAAGGTGGCATTATGTTAGGTGTATATATTTTTGATGATAAAGGTAACATTATTTGTTTTGAAAAGCCCTTGTCACTGACTATTGATATGAGTTTATCTGTGCCATGTGACAGTGCTACTGTTGTATTGCCTTATAAAGAATATGCTGATGGTGCAGAGATTAAAATTTATAATGAGTCTGACCTTATCTTTGTTGGGGTTATTGATGAAGAAATCAGCATTTTTAATACTACAGGCAACTACAAAAAGTATGTAGCAAGAAGTAAGATGGCTTTACTGCTTGATAATCAAGCCTATCCCACAGAACTGAATAATGTTACAAGAACATATTTAGGTAATAAATATCTTAAAGATTTTTCTATTGATTTTGATAAAGGTGAAGAAGTATATCCCGGAAAGATTACCGTTGATAACGGTATGACTGTTTATGATATTTTTGCAGAATATTGTGATAAGGTGTTTTCTTCTTTACCTAGAATGACACCTAAGGGTAAGCTGATTTTTCACAGTAATATTGACAGTGAAATAACTTTAAGTAATTTAAGCTACACCTCATTAACCGAAAACAAAAAGAGATGTGAGAAAATCTCAAAAGTATCCTTAATGACAAATTCAAGATTTTACGACTATATAATTGAGAATAAAGAAACTAAGGATACTTCAATATGCAGAGAAAGATTTTTGGATGCATCAGTAGGTAAAAATATCTATCCGGAAAATGGTGAGAATTTAATAGAAAATTCTAACCTTAACAGTTATGAAGTACAGGTAACTTGTCCATATAACTTAACCTACTGTTTAGGTTATAAATGTAAGGTTGAAAGTATAGCAGAGAAATTGCAAGTTGCTGAAATAGAGTATTCCTATAATTCAAAAGGTGAAGAAACAAAGTTAATTTTAAGAAGGTGTAAATAAATGTGGTTAACCGGTTATATTACAAAAGAAAATTCCCCTAAATCAAAGTGTGGTGAAGTGGTAAGAAGTGATGACAATACAGTAAATGTGTTTTCTTCCGTAGAGCAAAGTAATGTAAAAGTTGCTTTGCCCTATGGATTGTATTCTGTTCCTGTTACAGGAGAAAATTCTGTGATTATCCCTACAGAAAACGGCAATGTTGTGGTGGGAGTTTGTAACAACAATTCTCATAATCTAGAAGTAGGTGAGGTGCTACTGTGTAGTGCAGGTGGTGCAAAAATTCTTCTTAACAACAAAGGTCAAGTGCTGATAAATGACAAGGTGATTTCTTGATGTATGATTTAATGATTAAAGATGGTGGTACAGTTTTCTTAGGAAGTACAGAAGAAAAGGTTTATGATGTTGATAGTATTTTTCAGAGGATAGAATTGTGCCTTTCTCTTGATAAAGGCAGTTTTATTTATAATAAAAATTTAGGTTCAACTATTCCTAAACTTGATTACTCTACTGAAGAAGATTTAGCACAACTTGAAATGTACATAAATCAATGTGTATTTAGTATTGTGAATACTAGGGTAACTGTACTGTCGGTAGATAAAGAGAAACAGACTGTAAAAATCAGCCTAAAACTAGGTAATAAGGAATATGTAAAAGAGGTGAATGTGTATGGTAGATTATAATGAAATACTAACTACAATGGAAAATGCCTATAAAGAGAAAACAGGCTTTGTACCGGATGAATATTCTGACCAAGGTATTAAGTTTAGAATTTTAGCCGGTGAACTTTTTAACTTTTCAAGTCAAATAGATTTTTTGGAAAAGCAAATGTTCCCTACAACTGCAACCGGTAAGTACCTTGACTATCATTGTGCAGAGAGAGGCGTCACCAGAAAGCAAGGTACAAAAGCTACCGGCAGTGTTATTTTTACACTTGACTCACCAACTGAAAGTACACTATTAATACCTAAGGGTACTGTTGTTTCCACATCAGGGGAAAATCCACTGAGATTTATCACAACAAGAAACGGATATGTTTCAGCAGGAAACACCTATGCTAATGTTGATGCTGAGGCTGAATCGGTAGGCAAAAAATATAATATAGCTATAAATAAGATTGTTACCTTGGTTTCTCAAGTGCCAAGTGTTTATTCGGTAACAAATACAGATGTTTTTGAGGATGGTGAAGATATAGAAACAGATGAAGAACTTAGAAGTAGATTGATGTACATATATAAACACCACAACAACGGTACTAATATTGCTTTTTATAAGTCACTTGCCGAAAGTATGGACGGTGTGTATTCTGCCGGTGTTGTACCTAAAAACAGAGGTACAGGTACTGTAGATATTTTTATTTCTAAAAAAGGTGAAATGGCAGATGCTACCTTGACTTCTAATGTAGAAAAAGTTATAGCAAAGGAAAGAGAAGTAAATGTTAATACAACAGTATATAGTGCAACTGCCTCATATGTAAATATCGGTGTAAAGCTGGAACTTGAAAGTGGTTATAGCTTTGCTGATATTAAGAGTAAATGTGAAACCTTGCTGAGAGATTATGTTTCAAGTTTAGGTGTAGGTGGTTCATTCTTCCTTTCACGAGTTGCTGAAAAGGTGCAGAGTATTGACGGCATAAAGCGTTTTCAGTTTGATGATGCTTTAACTACCGATATGGTAGTGGATAACAAGCATTTTCTAAAGCTAAATACTCTACAGGTTACGGAGTTGTAAAATGGATATTTACAGTAGAATTATCAGTATAATTTGTAACTTTAAAGCCTATAACAAGGACAATGCGAATTTACAAGATGAAATGTATGCCTATTCAAAAGGTCTTGAAATTATCAGTAACAGACTAATGAATATTGAGAAAGAATGTTTTGTTTCTACAGCAGAGGACTATGGACTTACTGTTAAGGAAAGATACTTTGACTCAATAACAAGGGCTAGTGATGTAAAGTCTAGGAGAGAAATGCTACTTTCTTTGCTTTCTGTTGATGAAACCGATTTTAATTTAGACGGTATGAAGAAGTTTATGAAACAGTTTCCTGTATCATCAAAGATAACTGAATTTGCAACTACAAACAGAATTCTCATTACTGTTGAAAAAAATGATTGGATAGTAAGTAATTTTGATTTTGTGAAAAGTTGTGTGGAAGATTTCTTTCCGTCACATTTAAATATTCTGTTGCAAATTAATGAATAA